AGACATCGGGCACACAGAACATCAAGCTCGTAGGTGCTGGACCTACCACTGGGATTACCTTGGGTGCTGGCGAGAATTGCGTAGCAGCTTGGAACGGGGTTGACTTTATTAAGATTTCATCGTCAGGCGGTGCAACAGGTGGCCCCGGAAACGGTTTTGTTTACGAGAATGACATCACCGTAACGGAAGACTACACCATCACCACAGACAAGAATGCCATGAGCGCCGGACCCCTGACGATCAACAATGGCATCACAGTAACCGTACCGTCTGGCTCGGTCTGGACAATTTTGTAAGGAACAAACATGACAATCACAATTAACGGGTCAGGTACGGTTACAGGGGCAAATACGCTCACAAACACCAACACCGTCACATCCGCAGCAGCCACAGCCTTAACACTACAAAGCGCAGGGACAACAGCAGTCACGATTGATACAAGTCAGAACGTGGGGGTTGGCACTGCTTCTCCGGGCGCACGTCTTGAACTTACAAAATCAAGCGCTGTTGTGCTGCGATTAAATGACCTTTCAACAAATTACTGGGACATTGAGAACAACAGTAATTTAGTGTTTTCACGAGGCGGTACTGAACGCGCCCGCATCGACATCAGCGGTAACTTGCTGGTGGGGACTACAAGCACTTTGGGTGGGGGTTCAAAATTTAATGTTTCTCAATCAACAGCTTCTCAATTTACGGCATATTTTACAAACACAAATGCATCTGGCGCTTATGGAGTAGGCATTAATAGCCAGACGGGTGAAAATATTTACCTGTACTACCAAGGAGCCTACAAAGGCTTAGTAAGCACCACCGCTGGTGGAACAACATACGGCACTACCTCTGATTACCGTTTAAAAGAAAATATCCAACCAATGACGGGTGCAATTGATAAAGTTGCATTGTTGAAACCGTGTACATACACATGGAAAGAGGATGGATTATTTGGGCAAGGTTTTATCGCACACGAATTGCAAGCGGTTGTGCCTGAAGCTGTTGTTGGTGAGAAAGATGCAGTTGAAACCTACACCGACAAAGACGGCAACGAGGCCACACGCCCCAAGTACCAAGGCATCGACACCAGCTTCTTGGTCGCCACACTAACAGCCGCTATCCAAGAGCAACAAGCCCTCATCACATCCCTGACCACTCGACTCACAGCACTGGAGAACAAATAATGGGAGTTAAACTCGCAGCGGCAAGCGGTGGAAGCATCGAACTTGTCCCAACAAACACAGCTAGTAACTTTACGGTCACAGTCCCTGCGGTGACAGGGACTATGCTGACAACAGCTACGGCTGGCACTGTGTTGCAGGTGGTTAATGCTACAACTTCAACAGCAGTTACAAACGCATCTGTTACTTATGCTGATACAGGTTTAACTGCTTCAATTACACCAACATCCACAACCAGCAAAATTCTTGTATTAGTAAGTCAAAATGGTGTTTACAAAAGCACTTCTGACACTTCTGCAAATTTCAAATTATTAAGAAACTCTACTGATTTATCTATATTTTGCAGATATGGTGCTGCATCAGGTTCAACTGCATTTATTGGTGTTGCTTCTGCAAGCACTAATTATTTAGATAGTCCAGCGACAACTTCATCTACAACTTACAAAACACAAATTGCATCAGATTCAGGTACTTCTCTTGCTGGTTGCCAAGTTGCTTCCGTAGTTTCTACAATTACTCTTATGGAGATTGCAGCATGAACAAGCACCAAGCAATTTACGCAACTCATCCAGACGTTAAAGTCATCCGTGGCGATGAAGCTTTTGACGCTGCTGGCAACCCTGTTCAATACAGCGAGGTTGCTGTGCAAGCCTACATGGATGCCAACGCATACAAAGAAAAACGTGCAGCAGCATACCCATCAATTGCAGACCAACTTGACCTGCTGTACCACGGCGGCATGGACACTTGGAAGGCAGCAATCACAGCGGTAAAAGAGGAGTTTCCAAAATGACCACATCAATAGGCGGCACAACAAGGTTTGGCAATGAGTAATTTTGCACCTACTGCTTTGCTCGTGATGACGCACAGGGTCACAGGGTTGAAGTATTTCTGCAAAACAGCACAACTGAATACGCTAAAGTATTACAGAGGTAGTGGGCATTACTGGAAACGTCATTTAAAAGTTCATGGCAAAGACATTGACGTAGGCGTTCTCGGTGTTTACTTTGAAGAAGCTAGATGCCTTGCTGCCGCAAAAGAATTTAGTGAACTGCATGACGTTGCAAACAACCCAGAGTGGGCCAACCTGATTGCAGAAAATGGTGTTGACGGTGCGCCATCTGGAGTTAACCACCCCATGTACGGGAAGCCAAGCCCATCTAAAGGGCAGAAGCGTCCTTGGGTTGGAAAAAGTGGTGCTGATAACCCCATGTTCGGAACAGTTTGGTCTGAGGAGCGCCGTAAACAAGCAGTCCTTTCCCGCACAGGGCGACCCTTAAACCGCCCCTTGGGAAGCAAATCAGGCATGAAAGGTAAGGTATACCCAGAGTCAGGCAAGTTAAAATTGTCGCTGGCTTTAACTGGTCGTGTTAGCCCGAATTGGGGCAAATTGGCAAGTGAAGAAACCAAGGCAAAAATGAGCGCATCACAGAAGCAATACTGGGATTCTTTGGAAACTCACCCCAATGCGGGAAAAGTTGCTTCTTTGGAAACCAGAGCAAAGATGTCGGCATCAAAACGCAGCCAAGTCCAATCGGAAGAAACTAAACTAAAACGCTCTGAATCTATCACAGCGTGGCACAAACAACGCAAGGAGTCGCTATGTCAGTCAGTGTGAATGGAACCAATGGTTTGACGTTTAACGACGCTACAACCCAGAATACAAGTGCGTTTTATGGTGGCCTAGCCATGCGCAACCGCATCATCAACGGCGCAATGGTGATAGACCAGCGTAATGCTGGGGCTAGTGTTACTCCTGCAACAGGTGCATTTTTAGTTGATAGATGGCAATATGCAGCTACCCAAGCATCTAAATTTACTGCACAGCAGACTCCAAGTGCAACTGAAACTGGATTTGCAACTCGTGTTTCGGCTGGCTTTACAAACTATCAGGCATTGACTGTTGCATCTGCTGTTTCTGTTGGCGCTGGAGATACTTTTTATTTAAAACAAACCATTGAAGGGTTTAATGTTGCAGATTTAGCATGGGGTACTGCTAACGCTAAAACTGTCACTTTGTCATTTTTGGCATATAGCTCATTAACAGGAACTTTTGGCGGCTCATTATTTAATTCTAGCGGCGCAAGAAGTTATCCATTTAGCTATTCGATACCTACGGCAAACACTTGGACGCAAATTTCTGTAACTATTGCGGGAGATACGTCAGGAACTTGGCTTACAACAAACGGTATTGGCATAGCTGTTAACTTTGGTCTGGGTTCAGGCTCAACTTTTACAACAACTGCTAACGCATGGGCGGCTGGTACTTATGTTCAACCAAACTCAACTGTTTCAGTAGTCGGCACAAGCGGAGCCACCTTCTACATCACAGGCGTACAGTTTGAAAAAGGCAGCACAGCCACATCGTTTGACTATCGGCCTTATGGGACGGAGTTGCTGCTGTGTCAGCGGTACTACCAAGAAGCGTGTTCTGTTGTTGCAACTACAAGCGCGTACATAAATCATCTTCGGTTGCCTGTATCTATGCGTATAGGGCCATCAATTGGCACGATTACATTTGATGCCGGGACAGGCGCATCATTTGGACTTGTTGGAAATACAGGGGGGGGCACTGCTGGACTTAGCTTGTATCAAGCATCTAATCATTCAGTAATTGCAACAGCCCAAAAAATCCCTCTTTCTGCGGAGTTATAAATGCTAACCTACACATTAAAAAATGGAATTGACGGAAAGCCAAATTCTGTAATTTGCTCAAACGGATGGACTGTTCCTTTTGTTGAAGGAAATACAGACTACGCCGAATACCTAAAGTGGCTTGCTGAGGGCAACACACCCCTACCTGCGGACGAATGATTGATGCAATTGCTTCTGCTCAAGTACCGTGGCCCAATACCGAGACAAAAATCGTGTTGGTGTGCCGCGTCGTACTGCCGAGCGAGAAGTATGGAGCCAATGAGTTTTT